AAGACCGCTACGACAAGCTCGTAAAGAGCCTCATCGACAAGTACGACCTCAAGGCGTAGCTCATGGCACTCATCTCAGTCACGATCTCCGGTAATGCCGGGCCACTAAAGAAGACCCTCGAGGAGTCGGAGGGCAGGCTCGGGAAGTTCGGGTCAGCCGCGACGAAAATCGGAGTCGCCGCCGGTGCAGCGTTCGCTGCGGTAGGTGCGGCAGCCGTCGTCGTCGGGAAGCGTCTCATCGACGCAGCCGAACAAGCCTCAACCGCGAACGCTCGCATCGAACAAATCGCGACGTCGATGAACCTCTTCGGGGAGGCGACTCAAGAGGTCTCGAACCGGCTCGTAAAACTCGCAGAGAAGACCGCTCTGAACACGGGCGTCGATCAAAACGCGATCAAGCTCACGCAGGCGAAGCTTCTGACGTTCGTCGATCTCGCGAAGACCGCCGACGAGGTCGGAGGCTCATTCGACCGCGCCACTCAAGCCGCTATCGACCTAGCGGCGGCAGGCTTCGGAGAAGCCTCACAAAACGCGGTACAGCTCGGTAAGGCGCTACAAGACCCGATCAAGGGCATCACCGCGCTCGCCCGTTCCGGTGTCACGTTCACCGAAGTCGAGAAAGAGCGCATTCAGACGCTCGTCGACTCAAACAAGCTCGGCGAAGCTCAAGCGCTCATCCTCGAGGCGATCGAGAAGCAGGTCGGCGGAACGGCGGAAGCCACCGCTAACGCATCCGACAAGATGAAAGTCGCGTTCTCGCAGCTTCAGGAACGGCTAGGAGCAGCACTTCTCCCCGCGTTCGAGCGTCTCACACAGTTCATGCTCGAGACGGTGTTCCCGGCTCTGGAGCGTCTCGGCGAGAAAGTAGTCCCTATTATGCGGGACGCGTTCGTCAGCTTCTCAGAGTTCCTCACCGGGAAGGTCATCCCGGTAGTGCGCGATCGGCTTCTCCCGGTGTTCTCGCAGATAGTGAGCTTCATCATGGAGAAAGTCGTCCCGGTAGTGCTCGACCTCTGGCGTCGAGTGTTCTCAGGGCTCGCGGGAATCTTCGACGTCCTCTCCGAGAAGATGAATCAGAATCGCGACCGCATCGCGAAGCTTGTCGAGTTCTTCCGTACTCTGGCGACGTTCGTCGTCGAGAAAGTCGCCCCGATACTCGGCAAGACGCTCTCCGTCGCTTTCGACGTAGTAGCGAAGGCGATCGGCCCGGTGATAGACGTCGTGTTCCGTCTCATGGGAGCGTTCGCAACCCTCGGAACATTCCTTCTCAAGACAGCCGGATTCATTCTCGACGTCATCGGGAAGATGGTGAACGGCGTAATCGACGGAGTGAACCTACTCATCAAGGCTCTGAACCTCATCCCGGGAATCGACATCGACCCGATCGGCAACATCACGATAAAAGCCCCGACGCTCGGCGCAGCTCCGACCGTTCCGACTCTGGGCTCGACCGGACGAACCGGGGAAGATGTCCGCTTCGGCAACATCGCCCCGACCGTCCCCGGCGTAGGCATCATCGAACCCCCGACGCTGCCCGGTAGCGCTGGCGGCGGTGGCGGTGGCGTCGGCGGCGGCGGTAGTCGCGGCGGCGGTGACGGCGTGAGCATCCTGCCGATCATCCCCGACTACTCGAACATCTACCGACCCGACGATCCGAGATTCGCGGACTACACACCGGGCGAGCTTGCGCGTATGGAAGCCGGATCGGTGAACATCACCGTCAATACTGTCTCAGCGGACGCGAACCTTCCCGAGCTCATCGTCGACGCGCTTCAGCAATACAACCTACGCTCCGGGCCGCTCGACATTCAGATCGCGGTCTAAGTCATGCCCGCAAACATCGTCACCGGCGGGACTCTCACCGTAGAACTTGACGTCGGCTTCGGAGATGGCTTCGTCCTCGACGACACGCAACAAGGACTCTTAGACGGGACGACCTACGTCCTCGACGGTGTGGATGAGTTCGCAGAGATCACCGTTCAGAGTGTGGACATCTTCAGAGGTAAGCGGACAGTCCTCGACGCCATCGCACCCGGTAGGGCGACGATCATCGCGCAAGACTTGACTAGAGCGTTCGACCCGTACAACACCGCTTCCGTCTATTGGGACGAGTTCGACGACACGCCCGGACTCTCCCCGCTTCGACAAGTACGCATCACTCGGAACTCGACTGTCATCTTCCGAGGTCGCGTCGTGGACTTCACCTATGACTACGTCGGCCCGAAGAAAATCCCGACGGTGACGATCATCGCAGCCGACGACCTCTTCATTCTCGCGAATTCGCAGCTAAACGCGTTCACACCATCGCAGGAGCTCTCGAGCGCTCGCGTGACGACCATCCTCGACCGAACCGAAGTCGGCTGGAGTGCCACCGCTCGCGACATCAACACCGGCACGACCACACTCGGGAACTATGCCATCTCCGAAGGGACGAACGCCCTCGAGTATCTACGTCAGATAGACAAGGCCGAGCGCGGTCGGCTCTTCGTGCGGGCATCCGACGGAGATCTCGTCTTTCAGCCCCGCGTCGGGAACACGCTCTCGAACCCGTCCGTCGCGTTCGCCGATGACGGCTCAGGAACGCCCTACCGAACGGTCTTCGTCGACTTCACCGTCGACTCGGTACTGAACCGCGTCACCGTTCAGCGTCCCGGAGGGACGGCACAGACGGCGACGGATACGGCGTCTATCGGGCTCTACTTCACGCAAGCCGAAACGATCACCGGGTCACTTCTCTCGACCGACGCGCAAGCTCTCACGCTCGCGAACTATCTACTCTCAGGCTTCCCCGAACCCCGCTTCTCTGGCGTGGAGACGTTCTTCGGGTCACTCACTACCGGACAGAAAGACGCGGTCGCAGCCGTGGACATCGGCGACACGATCAGCGTCCTACGCACGTTCCCAACCGGATCACCGCTCACGGTGCTCGAAGAGCTCTCAGTCGAAGGCATCTCGCACCGGGTAGACACCCGCGGCGAGACGGTCACGTTCTACACCGCGCCGACGGACATCGTCTATGCCCTCCTACTAGACGACGCCTCGTTCGGGACGTTAGACGCTTCTAACGTGCTCACCTAATCGGGTAGGCTTCTAGAACTATGGCGACCCCGTTCCCCTTTACAGCCGGTCAAGTATTGACCGCCGCTCAGATGAACGCGATCACGACGCTCCCGATAAACGATCAGACGGACGACTACACGCTCGTCGTCGGTGACATCGGGAAGCGCGTCATCATGAACAAGGCCACCGCGACGACGATCACAGTCCCGGACGCGGTCTTCGCAGCCGGGGACACGATCTTCATCGCGAACAAGGGCGCGGGTACTTCGACTATTACGGCAGGATCGGGCGTCACGGTGAACGTGAACGGCTCGCTCGCTCTGGCGCAACATGGAGGCGGGACACTTGTCGCTCTCTCGGCGTCATCCTTCACATTTTTTCCCGGGAGTGTAAAGAGCACTCTTGACGTCGACTTCCTACTCGTAGGCGGCGGCGGCGGCGGCGGTGGTGCTGACCCGACTCGTGGCTCAGGCGGCGGCGGTGCTGGCGGATTCGTCACAGGCTCAGGCATCATCGGCAAGACGACCTACACAGTCAAGGTCGGTGCGGGTGGTGTTGGCGGTATTGGTGCGACTCGTGGCGATGGCAGTAATGGCACAGCATCGGGATTTCTGAACACGGCTAACGGTGGTGGTGGCGGTGGTTCGCTCACTATCGCTCACATAGGCGCTTCTGGTGGCGGCGGTGGTGGTGGACTCAATGGCGCAACAGGTCTTTCTGGTGAAGGCAATAGTGGCGGCAACTCAAACGCAACAGGTGGCGGTGGCGGTGGTGGTTCGGCTGGTACGGGCACTACGGGTACAGCCGCAACAGGTGGTGCTGGCGGTGCGGCAACTTCTAACTCGTACACAGGTTCGGCTATCTCATACTCTGGTGGTGGTGGTGGCGGCGGTACGACGACAAGGGGAACGGCTGGCACAAACGCTGGCGATGGTGGTCAAGGTAATCAGGCTGGTTCTAATGGCACCGCTAATCGTGGCGGTGGTGGTGGTGGTGCTTCGGCTAACGCAACCCCAACAGATGGCGGCAACGGCGGGTCAGGCCGCGTAGTCGTTCGCTGGCTTACCGCAGACGCGGCGGGCTTCTCGATCAGCGTCACCGGAACGACAACAAACGGCACAGACGGCTCTTACACATGGTACGCATGGGACTCGACCGGGACTCTGGTGGTGGCATAATGGCACACTTCGCGAAGATAGAGAACAGCATCGTCCGAGAAGTAATCGTCGTATCTAATGACGACTGCGGCGGCGGTGACTTCCCGACTTCCGAGCCGATCGGGCAAGCGTTCATCGCGTCTCTCGGCCTCGAGGGAGAATGGAAGCAGACGAGCTACTCGGCCTCATTCCGTCAGAAGTACGCAGGCATCGGAGACACGTTCTCGGAAGAGCTCGACGCGTTCACCGTCCCGGTGACAGAAAGCGAGACGGAATGACACTCAAGCCCGAACACAAGGAAGCGCTCTTCTCGTATCTGCGGAGCGCGATCGCGGCAGTCGTCGCAGTCATCGCCACGCTCGACTATGAGCCGATCGACCTAGCGAAAGCGTTCGTCGCCGCACTCATCCCGCCGGTCATCCGGTGGATAAACCCGAAAGACGACGCGTTCGGTCGTGTCGAGTGAACGTCCGACTCGACGCTTCGTTCTCCCTCCCGGTCTGAAGGGCGTAGAGAACGGGAAGATCCCGAAAGAGCTCCTCGTAGCTATCCGTCCGTCGGGACATCTTTACCATTCCGCCGCGACTGCGTGGCATCTCATGAGGCAGGCCGCGAGAGCCGACGGTGTCACTCAGCTGCGCCAGACCTCGACCTATGACACCTATCGCCCCTACACGATTCAGAAAGCCGTCTTCCTACAGCGCTACGTCCGAGAGCCGGTCTCGAAGAACGTCCGACGATGGGACGGGCAAGTCTGGTATCTAAAGCCGGGTCTCGCCCCGCTCGCCTCCCCCGGGACATCCATCCACGGCTTCGGCTGCGCGATCGACATCTGGAACGTCGGTCAGAACGGTCGCCTCGAATGGCTCACCGATAACGCTCCCCGATTCGGCTTCTATTGGGAGAAAGGCGTCGAGAAGTCCGAACCGTGGCATCTCATCTACACCCTCGGAGACAAGACACCATGAGCGAAGCCGTCCTAGTCGCGATCATCGCCGCGTTCGGGGTAATAGTGGCAGGGCTACCGGCAGCTCTCATCGAGAGAGCCCGCCGGGAGAACTCCACCGACCATGCCGAGGTTCGTCATAGGCTGGAACGTATCGACGAGCATCTCGACGAGATCGAGAACGCCGTCGACGACGTAGCGGAGACGCTCGTCGCACACATAAA